TTTTTAATAGCATGGGTGACATTGATTTAGAAGCTGAAATGGCTGATCTCCCTTTAAAATTGCAGAATAAAATTTACGGCCACACAGAAGAGAATGGTGTTTCCTTTGCAAGTGCTGAAGACAAGGCAATTCATCTGGCTTTCGGCTTCAGAGCGAAGAAATCAACCGGCGGGTACCGGTATTATTGGTTTCTTAAAGGGCTGCCTGAATTAATGGCTATTGAATCGAAAACGACAGAAGACAAGGCTGACCCAGAAAGTGCAAAGTTTAAGGTTGGTTTTATGCCGTTGCAAAATCCAAAAGGAAAAAGACGCTGGAAAGCTCAAGCAGAAGACAGTGACACTTTTAACGGCGATGGTTGGTTTAATCAAGTTGTATATGATGGTTCTGCTTTTGCAACAGATACAAAAACCGAAGCAATTGGCTTAGGTAAATAAAGAATTTTGGAGCGCTTATAGGCGCTCTTTTTTATTGTCCAAAAACAGGGAGGAATCAAGATGGAACCTATTTCAATCAATCTCAGAATCAATGGTAAACACAAAAAGTTTGTCACACCAAATTTCATTTCAGGAAAGCTGTTCCGGGACGCGGCCGAGATCGCAGAAGATATTGAGTCAACTGACCCTGAACGCATCTACACAGAAAAGCAAATTGAATTTATCTGTGCTGCGTTTGGAAACAAATTCTCAGCTGACGAATTTGAAAATGGCATTGATGCGAGGCTGGTCACGAGAACAATTTACGGCACAGCAAACTACGTTTTAGGAAATATCGCAGAAGCCAGCCGAATTTTAAACCCTGATCCAAACGACGGTGAAGAGCCGGGGAAGTAAATTTATCTGACGCTGTCATTGACATGTACAACGCGTTAGAAGAAATCGGTTATACGCAAAACCAGATTGATGAAATGGACATTGTTTACCACCTGCGGCGCCTGGCCCGCCGAAAAGAAGCCGGCGGAAAGCTAGCAGCAGGGAAAGAAGAAAAGCGCCTTTATATTGACCAGGTGCTCGGGTAAGGGGGTGACCGATTGGCTAAGGACATAAAAGTCAGACTGTATTCAAACTCGAACCAATTCAGAACGGAAATGCGTGCAGTTGCTCTGCAAATGAAAAACGTCAAATCTGAATTTGAAAAGAACCGTACAGCTGTAGGCGTATGGGGCAACGAGTTAAGAACGTCTCAAGAAAAGGCGAAAACACTCAACCAGCAGCTGGATATTCATAAGCGGAAAGTAAAAGCTCTTGAACGGGCTTATGCTGATTCAGCTATAAAAAAGGGCAAAGATGCTCAAGAAACTCAGACACTGGCTCGACGGCTTAACTATGCCACAGCTGAAATGAATAAAACGCAAAATGCTTTGACGCAGACCACGCAGAGGATCAAAAAGCTGGAGGATGAATCTAGGCGCGCTTCTTCTACAATCCACAGAATGGGCCAAAGAATGAATGCAGTCGGCAGCACAATGAGGAATGTCGGTGCATCTGTCGCCATGACATCGGGTATTGCCTTTGGTGGTTTGGTCCTTCCTTTAAAAGATGCGGTTCAAGTCGGCATCGACTTTGAAAAGCAAATGAGTAAAGTGCAAGCCATTTCCGGCGGAACAGCGGGAGACCTTGCAAAATTAACGGCACAGGCGAAAGAACTTGGTGCCACTACAGTTTTTACTGCCAGCCAGGCCGCGGACGCTCAAAGCTTTCTTGCGATGGCCGGATTTAAAACCAATGAGATTTACGGGGCTATGCCTGGCATGTTAAGCCTTGCAGCGGCCGGACAGCTTGAACTTGGAACAGCTGCAGATATTACATCAAACATCATGTCTGCCTTTGCATTAAAGGCCGAAGAATCGGCGCATGCCGCCGATGTGATAGCCTATGCAGCATCCAACGCCAATACCAATGTTGAACAAATGGGCGAGGCAATGAAATTTCTTGCTCCAAATGCGAACTCACTCGGCTGGGGCATGGAGGAATCGGCTGCCGCTATCATGGCGTTTGGTGATGCCGGTTTACAGGGTACTATTGCAGGTCAGGCTTTCGGTACGTCCCTGATCCGTCTCGCAACTCCTGCCAGGAAGGCACAAAAAGAAATTGATCGACTTGGTTTTGAATTTTTTGATGCTGCCGGCAATATGAAAAGCATGCCTGAAGTCATCGCAGAAATGGAAAAGGGCATGAAAGGCATGACCAAAGAGCAGCAGGCGGCAACCCTGAAAACGATTGTTGGTGCTGAAGCATACAAGCATTGGGCGGTCCTTCTTCAAAAAGGCTCGAAAGCGCTCGGAGAAAACACGAAAAAGCTGAAAGAATCCGACGGCGCGGCCAAAAAAATGGCGGATACCATGCTTGATAATGCTCACGGAAGTATCATTCAATTCGAATCCGCATTGGAAGGCGCGAAAATAGCGTTAACCGAGGGACTTCTTCCTTCAATTGGTGACCTTGCGGATAAAGGCTCCGCCCTTCTTACCATGTTTAACAACCTGGATAAAGGCACACAAGCAACCATTGGAAAAACTGCGGTTCTTACTGCGGGAGTATTAGGCGTGACGACGGCTGTCGCTACATTGACGGCGGGAGTCGGAGCTCTTTTAGCTTTTACCGGTCCTGTGGGTTTGGCTATTGTCGGAGGTACGGCTTTATTAGGCGCTTTAGGAGTCGCCATGTATGCTGTTTCCGAACAAACCGAAAACATGAAGAAGAAGCAGGAGGAAGCCAGGGAAAAGGCTTTGCTTTTTGGTGAAGGAGTTTCAAAGGCGACACAAAAAGCTGCCGGCTCGTATGTGGATTTGAGAGAAAAGGCAGAGGTCCAACTTTTTGAACTCACCCGGGTTTCTGGAGAGCAATCTGACAAGATGGCCGCGAAATTAGTTGAAACGTATTCTAAAATGCGGGATGAGCTTGTCCAACAGCTTCAGATACTCAAAAAAGATGCTTTAGTTGTTATTAACGGCTTGCTGGATGACACAGATAAGAATACTCAGAAGGCCGGGGAGAAGATCGTTGACAAGATGGTCGGTAATATTGACCACGATATTCAGGAGGCCAGGGAAAAGGTCAAGGAATTGGAAAAACTTCAGAAAGAAACCGGGCTTGTCTCTTCCAAAATGAACGACTCTCAAAAGAGAAGGTTCAATGAAATTATCACGTATTTCGAACAGTCAACCAGTAAGTTTGCAGCTAATCAAAAAGAAGCTCTTGCGATGCAAAAAGCGGTAACAGAACAGCAAGGAAAGCTTTCTTTCCAACAAGCAAAGAAATATAACAGCGACATTAAAAAGGTATATGACGAGGGCAAAAAAGCAGCAAAAGAGGATTATGACTATCAAAATAAAATTTTGAATCAGCTCTATGCTCAAGGCTATATAGACGCCCAAGCCCTCTTGGAAAAAAGTTCAGCTGACTATCAAAAGATACTTGCCAAAAATACAGCATCTTACGAAGAAAATTCTCGCGCTCTTTTTGCGAAAATGTCCAGGAACGGTAAGCTGCTCGACCTGGAAACTGGAAAGGCTCTTGAAAAACAGGAACAGTTTTTCTCTAACTCTATGGGAATGGTGATTAAGCAGGAAGAATCAGAAGCTGCATATCAAGAGCGCTGGTCCCAAAAACAAATTGAATACTTAAACAAACTCGGAACAAGCAAAGAAAAAGCTATAGAGACCACTCGGCAAGCGCTGGAAGATTTCTATGTTGGCCTTGGAAATACAGAACAGGAAGCTCAAGCCAAAGCTGATGAAGCTATTCAAAATGTCTTAGAAAAAATGAATGGCGGCAACGAAAAAGCCGAACAAGCCGGACGAGAAAAAGGCACGGCCTTCAATCTTGGGTTAAGCAGTACATTGGGGACGGCCAAAACCACCGGCAGCCTGATTGAAAAAGGTGCTAATCAAGGGTTAAGCCAAGGGAAGAACCAGCCGAAGCTGTTTGGTATAGAAAAAGGGAATGCCTTTGCGCTCGGTTTAAGAAATACGCTCGGGATCAATAAACAATCCAGCAGCGTACTCCGCCAATCGGTCAACAGTGAGCTATCTAAAAACAGTGGCCAAGCCCGTGCAGCAGGTAAAGAGAAAGGCGATCAGCACAATGCCGGTTTAAGTTCCACAAAGGCGAAAAATAGCGCAACCGCGGCCGGTGTTTCAAAAACTGTTTCAACACGTCTCGGCCAGACTACTGACGGCGGGGGCGGGAAGAAAGCTGGTATGGACTTGACCAAAGGTTTGTTAAGTCAGCAAACCCCTTCTTATAATGCAGGTTCGAAAGTTTCGAACAAAGCAAAATCTGGCCTTAAAAGCGTTAAGACGGACGGTGTAGGCTCGGATTTTGTTTCTGGATTTATCAAAGGGATTCAGGGCGGAATTGGAAGCAGCTCGCTCTTTAGTGCAGCGTGGAACCTTGGTAAGTCGGCATTATCTGCATTGAAAAAGTCGATTGCTTCAAAATCTCCCGCGAAAAAGACCATTGCAGAAGGTAACAACTTTACAGACGGTTTCGCGATCGGGATAAACAAAACTATAGACCGTGCCAAGCGTAGCGCGCAGGCATTAGGTCAGGGGGCAAATCTATCGCTAAAACAAGAAATCAGCAAAATGGCGTTTAACATTAAAGGTGCAGCTGACGAACTTTTGTCGATGCGATCCGAATTAGTGGTACGGAATGAAGTTGATACTCCTTCCCTGAATCAGAAGCTTGATGCACTCATTACGCTTTTATCAAATGGGTTATCGCTTGGAGGTCAGCCAGCCCCAGCCGCAACGAGCCCGATTAGAATTTCGCCGGCGCCGGTCAATATTGACGGAAAGCAAGTGGCGGAAATCGTTTTTGAACAAGGTGACGGAAGGATTTTGGATAGAAAGAGCTTAGACCGATATGATCAAAGCGCTTATCAAAGTGGGGTGAGGCGAACTTGATTAATCTTTATTTAGATTTTAATAACGGCCTGGGAGAACAGAGTTTATCAAGTTTGCTCCCACATTTTAAGGTGCAAAGCTTTACTCCTGATTCACCGGGGATAGAGCGGGAGACAGTCAAAATCCCAAGGATCAGTGGCCTTGTTTTGCCACAGCATCCCAGGGATGTTGTTTTTAAGGAGCGCTCTATTAAAGTAGAAATCCTATTAAATTCGATCATTGCAGAAAATTTCTATCAGTACAGGCGCGAGCTTTATGCGCTTCTGGTCAAGCCCTACCCCTACTATATTTCAACTGATTTATTGCCGAATCTCCGTTTTCTCGTAACCTGTGACGGTAGTTTCAGCATACCGAAAGAAAAACAGAAGAACCAGACTTCTTTCACAGTTGATTTTAATAATATTTCAGGGCTGGCCGAATCAAAATCAACGTCTTTGACGAAACAGAATTTTCAAGGGGAGTATTGGAGTCCAGGTATGAATATTCAGATGCGCGATGACCTGGAATATACTTCAAAAACCGAAAGAGATTTCAGGTTTATAACACTGGGGATGCCTATATTAATCCGATGCAGCATGACTATAATGTGACCTTACGAGCTAAAGGAAAAAACGTGACGATCATCAACCATACAAGCGGCGAAAAGCTGAAAATTGAACATGAATTGAAAAAATCACAACCCGTCACTTTTATTAAGCAGTATACGGTGATTAATAACAAAGCCGTTAAAACTTCAGGCAGACTGCCGGGGCTTGATGTGGGGATGAATGATTTTGAAATACAAAATACTGATGATTTTGAAATCACTTTTGATACACGATTCTACTACGCATAAGGAGCAATTGAAATGGCAAGATCAGATTTTATAAAAGAGATTGCGCCAGACGCGCAGAAGATATATAAGAAGTATGATATTCTCGCGTCTCTCATTATTGCTCAGGCCTGTTTAGAGAGCGCATGGGGGACAAGTGGGCTCGCTCAGAAAGGAAAAAATCTATTCGGAATTAAGGGGACTTATAACGGGCAATATGTTCTCATGTGGACGACTGAATACGATCGCAAAGGGAATGCAACCCGGGTACAAGCCAAGTTCAGAAAGTATCCATCCTGGTATGCTTCTCTGCAAGATTTAGCCAAGCTTTATGTGAACGGAACGAGCTGGGACCCGAATCACTATAAAGCTGTGGTCGGCGAAAAAGATTACAAGAAGGCGACTGCTGCGCTTGTAAAAGCTGGTTATGCGACTGATCCCAATTATGCGACGAAATTAAACGGTCTAATTGAAACATATAATCTAACACAGTATGATTCAGCAGATGGGGTACCAGATGATCCCGACGAACCTGAAACACCGATATCGGAGCCGGATTTTCCAAGTAAGGAGTATGATGGAAAAGACATCCCACTCAATAAAAATCTGCCGTCTGATGTGGATTTTCCGCAGCTTCATGTGTCGACAAAGGATGGCAAAGATGTTGTGGAAATTACCGGTGTTATTCCCGATCTGACGGACGACACTTCCGGGAAGAAGAGTTTTACCTTCACCATCACTAAAACGCAAGAAAACGCCATAGAATTTGATTTATTGGTGAATGACAATATTCTTTATCTGGATGAGAAAAAATTCAACCATCAAAAGTATTACATCACAAACGTTGATGTACGACAGGAAAATAATGTCCTGAAGAAAACTGTTACGGCAAGTCATATTTTCTCTGTTCTTCTAATCAATAATTACGTGAATGAAACGGTATCAAAAAAAATGACGATCAAAGAGGCGTTTGACCTTGCCTTGAAGGATACGCCTTTCAAATACGAGTTGAAAGCACCAGTGAACGAGTTTCAGGCTATGGAGCAAGAAAACTTTGGGGATGGAAATTCGACGGAATTGATTGATAAAATCGTTTCTGATTATGGGCCTGAGCTGGATGTTGATAATTATAAAATCCTTGTCTATAAAAAGATGGGGCGAAAAATCAATTTTACATTGGATTCCCGCTATAACATGCCGGGCATATCCATTAAGGTAAATTCGCAAAACAGCACAACTCGAGCCTGGGGATACGGAGCCACGAAAAAGAACAGTACTGACAGCAAGAATCCACAGTATGAATTTGAGCCAATTTTGTATGTCCATCCTGAAGAGGATAAGTTTTTGCTTGAAGGGCTGCCGAGATGGGCTGACCCAATAAAAGATGAAACGATCAAAAAAGCCAGCAGCATGGTTTCAGCTCTGAAAAAACATGTTAACCCTTATCCTGAAATGACTGTGGAAGCTGATTTCCAAAAAATCTACGAGCCGAAGCTATTAAAGATTGAACAGGATTTTTGGAAAGGCGACACAATTCACATTCTAGCCGACACGGCGGCAGGGATCACATTCGAGGATGACGTGAGGCTTGTTTCAATTCAGTATAACCCATTGAACCCATACAGCAGCCCGAAACTGACTTTCGCGAATTTCAGAAAAGACATTCAGGATGTTGCGGTAAACCAGGCCAAGCAGTTAAAAGATCAAAAACGATATATAGACCAGCTGTTTAAAACGCTTGGGTAGGCGTTTTT